ATCTATGATTACTAAATGAAACTTGCGACCTCTTAAATTGTCTAATCGTTCCCCTGTATAAAATTCAATTGATCCGTTATTAGGGCAATAGATTTTAAGGTTGCTGATATTGTTTTTAAATGGGATAGCAGCCGTAAGCCTTTCAAAAAATGCTTTAGCCAATTTATAAGTAGGTGTTATGTATGCTACCTGTCCGCCCTTGATTGCTTCGCTAATTGATAGTATTTGGGATAGTTCTGATTTACCGAAACGCCTTCCGCACATTACCACAATAAAACGCCTGTCGCATTCTAATATCTTCTTTTGGTTTATATGTGGGCTTGGTAATTCTATGCGCACTATAAAATAGTTTTGCCTTCAACAAATACAACCTCAATCCTTGTATCTTGCTGAATGTCCATTTGTTCTTTGGGCTTGCCATATACTCGGGTTAGCAAAGTATCTAAAGAATACAGGCTGCCCTTTTCTAAAGATTTACGCATAGCTGCGGCAATAGTCTTTTCTAATATTGTAGCCTTTGGATTATCCCAAACCTTTTTTAGTTCGTCCATATCCATTGACATCATTACTTGGATTGTATCGTTTATTTCGCTTAGCTTGTAGCCTTGTTCTTTAAGAAGGCTTACATACTTTCTTGGACGTCCGTTTGGGTTACCTGATTCGCCTGGCTTAAATGGTATTAAATGTTCTTTGCTCATTCTGTTATTGTTCTGTTTTTATATACGCTTGTCCGTTTCTTTTTACTTCTAAAGTCGGATCAAGTTTTTGCATCCTATCTACAATCACTTGGCAATATTTAGGATCAAGTTCCATACCAAAGCATTTGCGTTTAGTATTATGACTTGCAACCATTGTAGTTCCAGAACCTAAAAATAAATCTAATATATTATCTTGTGCTTTGTAATTAGTAAATGACCATTCTACTAATGCAATTGGTTTTTGTGTTGGATGAACTCTTTTTTCGCCCATCTCACTACCTTTTATCATTCCGTGCCATTGATGTCTAAATACATCTACTTTAATTCCTTTATTTACGAATGCTAATTCTGCACCACTAAAAGTATCTCCTTCTCTTTGCTTATCCCAAACCAACCAACCAAATCCATTTGGTAAACAAGATGAATAATAATTTGCTCCCCAAAATATCATTGTTGCATCGCTAAATAAAGATTGACACAAATTAAAAGCATCTATTGCAACTGTTACATCATTATCTCCTAATATCTCACCAAAATCATTTTCTTTAGCATTACCCTTTATTCCTTTACCACTATGCGAGATTCCATAAGGAGGGTCGGTAAATACCATATCAGCCTTTTGTCCGTTCATTAGCTTTGCCACTTGGTCGCTATCTGTACTATCACCACAAAGTAACCTGTGTTCGCCTATCTCAAATAAATCGCCTAATACAATATCTGTTTCTGTTCCCCCATCAGGAACTGCAAAGTCATCTTCCTCTGCCTCTAATACTTCAAAATCAGGTATTTCAAGTCCCCATTCTTTTATTTCGGTTTCGTTCCAATCAAAATTAATTGCTTCAAAGTCCCAATTAATATTGGCTTTTGCTGAAGCGTTATCTGCAAGGGCTAATTCTCTACCTTTTTTTGAATCAAGGTCTATATCCATTCTTTTGACCGCTACAATTTGATTCCCTGTTGTTTCAACTACAATTACATCATCTAATCCTATTGAACCTGCATTTTCAATAGTTTTATTACCAGCTATTATTCGGTTATTTTTATCTATTAAAATTGAACGACCTGCACCAAATTTGCGTAAAGACTTTTCTATAAGTGAATTACCAAATTCGCTTCCTTTGTTGTAGTTTTTATCATCAGGTGTTAAATCTGATATTTTAAGATTGCTCATATTTTAATATTTTACCCCCATAGGTATCGGTTTTATAATGACATTCTATACATAATGTTCTGCCATTATTTAAATCAAATCTCAAATCTTTATATTTAGAAAAAGGCTTTATATGGTCAGCTTGTAATTTACCACCTATTTTACCACAATGTATGCAAGTATAATTATCTCTTTCAAAAACGCTTGTTCTCCAAACTTTATATTCAGAAGATTTTCTGGCTATTTCATTTTCGCTACTTTTACCACCTTTCCAAAATTTACTTTTCTCACCTGTTCTATCAGGAAATTTCATGCCCAATGCTCCTCTTGGGTGTTCTTTCCCTTCCCACATTTTAATTCCCTTGTTCCATATTGTTATACCAATTTTAGCTTTAGACATTTTACTCTTTGTTTCATCACTTATTTGTCTTTTAGCATAACATTCTTTTGAGCAATACTTTGGTGTTCTTGATTTACAAGCCTTTTTAGATGTAAATTGTTTTTTACAACAATTGCAGTCAAATATCTTAATGACCCTGACCTCTATAATTGCGTTCTTTTCTATCATTTTTATTATAGGACTTTTTGTATTTGCCTCGTTTCCTTTTACCAAAATTAACCTTTTTTGAATCACTTTTAACCTTTGCCATCTATTTTTTTATTATGAATGTTTTTTAAATAATCATAGTGCGTCTTTGTATCCCCCATTACAACGTGGCATTGTCTACATAATGCTTGTAAATTTTCAATCGTATCTGCCTTGTTTGATCCGCCCATTCCCCTTGCGTCTATGTGATGAATATCTACTGCCTTTGAACCGCAAACCTCGCAAGGTATAAAGTCCTCTATTCCGTGACCGAAATAATCCAGATATATTTTAACGTGTTTTTTCATTATCGATTTGTTCAAGTTTCCTTTGCGCCCAAGCAACGCCCTCGTCGCCGCCCCAAGCTAACCACATAAGCGCACCGCAATCTTCTTTTGGATTGCCCTTGCTATTATCCCTGTGCCTTTCAAAACTTGACATCCTGGCGATTGTTTCCCTTGATATGTTTTCGCCATTAGCTATTTGATTAGCTCTTGTCCAACCTACTAAAGTTCCGCAGCCTTTATCGTTTTCTTTTTTGATATTTAAAGCCCTACGAGCATTTGCCTTTGCCGCTTCTGGGTAATCGTTATAACTATCCACCATTGAAACCCTGATTGCAGCCCAAACGCTTTGAGCCTTTTCCTCTGTATCAAAGATGCAAGCACCTGATCCAATTCTATATTTTCCGTTTGAGCATTTAATTACTGGCATTGTCTATCAATTTACTATAAATAGCAAACCTCTGCTTATTTACTTCGTGCAAGTTGAAGTTCTTATTACAATACTCGTAAAGGTCATTGCCGTACTGTGTGCGTGCTGCCTGATCGTGGGTTAATAGCTTGATCCAATAATACCAATCCTTTTGACTATTGACGTGGCAAGCGGGATAAAAGCCCTTGTAAGGATTTACATTGCTGACAATAGCAGGGTTTTTCTTTGATGCCGTTTCTAATACCTTTAAATTGGACTTCATTGAATTAAACTTTGAATCCACCAAAGGGATAAGGCTTATGTCTGAATCACAATAAGCCGCCATGTATTCAGTTACAGGATTGTAGTTATAGATTGTAGGCTTTAGCTTTAAGCCATTTGTAAAAGCGCATATCATATTATCCCAGATATGTTTCTCACCTTCATTATACCCTGCTATGATTGTTCTTACAGGGAAGTTTATACGCTTCATTGGGTTGCGTAGTATTTCCAAATCCCTTCCGTGCGTTCCTGATCCTGACCAAAACAGTCTTACAATATCCGAAGGCTTTTTATCTAAGATAAATTGCTCCTCGCCATAGGGAATAGCATTAGGCAATATTTCTACGTTTATATTGTGCTTGTATATTTCCTCTGCTAACCTACTATGGGTGCAAGTACAAAGGTCTGCTATCAATAACCAACTTATAATCTGTTCTGGTATCTGATTTGTAATATAGTGATGATAAAGAATGTGCGAAGGATCAAGCTGCCAATGATCGTCATTATCAACTATTAATTTAAAGCCATACTTTTTGCGCCATTCAATCATCTGCTCTGGTGTTATGTTAGCAAGCATCCTATTCATAACCACAATATCAAAGTTCCCCTCAAATGTTTCCTCGCTTAACGTATCAGTAATTAAGCAATAATCTTTTTTCATATTAACCAATGGCATCATTATCCTATGATACCCAACTCCGCTTTGCTTACTCGTTATTGCTAAAATTCGCATCTAAGTTTTTTTTCAGTATGGTATATAGGTTGATACTTTTCCCAAATTGCCTGCGCCCTTTGTAGGCTTGCGTCCTTCATAGCCCTGTAATCTGTGCCATTCCCAACATCGTGTCCAATATGTTCGCTTCTTAAATCAGGAATGTAGTAATTAGTAAACCCAGCAATGATAGCCCTTTCTGCATAATCCCTGTCCTGCATTCCGTATGGATCGTATTCTGTATTGTACCCTCCAATTGTGTCAATCAATTCCCTTGTTATAAAATTATCCCCAAATGGCACATGAGTTTTATGTATTCCGTCCTGTAATGGCGGCAATTCCTCAACGCAATGTATTCCAATAATGCCTGTTTTTGGTACACGTTGCGCAAACATAACCCAATTTGACAACCAATTCTGTGGAAGCAATATATCATTTGCTAATAAGCATACGCCGTCATATCCTCTGGTCATATTAAGCCCTGCATTTACTCCTGCACCTATGCCTCTTTTATTTCCTACATTGCAATTTGCCCAATTAAATAAATCATAAGGTACTTGATCGCTTCCATTGTCTACTAAAAAACAATCGGCATCATATCCAGAATTAAAAAAGTTCTGATCAATAACACGCTTTGTTAAATCGTTTCTATTTAGGCTTAATAAGATTACGGCTATATTCATTTGTTCCTATTTTTCTTGCAGGCACGCCCGCGTATTTACTAAATGATTCTGATTCCCCCTTAAAAAAAGCACTTGCGCCAATCATACAACCTTCGTTAATTACACTAAACTGATGCAATACTGCGTTTAATCCAATGTTTGAATATTCTTTTATAACCGAATGTCCGCCTATTTTAGCACCGCAACTTATTGTAACATTATCCCAAATATGGCAATCGTGTCCGATATGCGCGTG